CGGTAAAAAATTGGGCATCCGTTCATGGACCAACGGCCTACCGCATGGCAGCGTAAGGCATATTGCCTTTGTAAATGTGAACAGTGCGGTTTCTGGTTTTCGAGAGGATAAAACATGAAAACTAATTTTTTCAAAGTTCCATTAGTTGTGATAGGCAGCTTGGCATTAACATTACATTTCCATCTTGGGATGTTATTTTTTGTGGGATTATATTGTTGTATGGTTGCTATTGTGTGGGAATAATTCATAAATTTAATCTCAAGGAGGATGGAATGGCGATCAATTGGACGACCCATGACGAACTGGAATACTTGTCAAACACCGGAATGAATTTCAGTAATGAACATCCCCGGTTTATCCCTCCACTTGACCGGATGGCTACTCCTGAATTCCAGGATAAGCAAACGGTATTAATGCTCCGGCAGAAAGTCTTGTTTCTCAAGAGATATATCAAACTGGCGGATTTACGTCATAAATGGGGTAGTATAAACAAGATCGAAGTCCTCAATTTCGCCAAGTCAGAAAAGTCCCGTCTTGAGCGCGACCTGGCAGGCGATTAAGTTCCTATTGACAACTCAAAAATTTTGTAGCACAATTTCGGACAGTGTAACGACTGTCCGTTTTTATTTTAAATGGTTCTCTACAATGGGTAGAGGGCTATAAGACCGTAAACCAAAAGGGTGGATACGGCATGAATAGTTCCCAAACTAAAAGGCCGTGGTATAGGCGCTTATCCAGCGTCGTACTACGGCCTTTTTCTTTTTCTGATGAATACTATTAAGGTGAGAATATGCCCCGAATGCGGGGAATACATGAAAATCAAAGTCCACAATGGGCTTGAATACTGGGTATGTGAAAACGGGCATTTTGTTGAAAAAGTAAAAAGGGGATGTATCCCGCTAGTCATAGGGATATGGGAAGATTGTTGAAGGAGGATGATATGCCAGTTAAGGAAACAAAACTCAAAGGTGGTAAAGTCAAAGTTTCTACTCCTCATGGGGTAAAAGCAAAAGCAACAACTCCGGCCAAAGCCGATGCACAAAAAAGATTACTTAATGCGGTCGAACATGGGTGGAAACCTACGGGGAAAAAAGGTAAATAATGGCTGAAGCACTTGTAAAACTTGAAGATTTATTCCCCGGCCTCGACCCGGACATGATTGAAATGCCTGCGCCGCATGACCAACTTGCCGTCCATATCCGTAACGTATGGCAGACAAATTGGCAGGCAAAACAGGTGATTGAACAAGAAGACCTTGCCAACGAGCGCCGGGTGAAGGGCGAATATGATCCAGAACGTCTCCAAGCTATAAAAGATGCTGGTTTACCTGAAGATAAACCCCTTATTGTCTATCACAAATGCCGTGACTGTTGCTCATGGGTGCTTGATACGATTGATCCTCTCGGCGACCGCACATGGGATGTCGAAGTTGGTGGAGTGATTGATATTCCTCCTGAAATTCGTGATACCCTCATCCGCCAAAAGCAAATCGAAATGTTGCAAGCTATTATGCAACAGGCTCAACAGCAAGGCCAACAAATCAATGAAGAGCAAGTCGTCCAAATGTTGACTTTTTCCGAGCCTGAGATTATCGAATTGATTCTTGATGAAGCAAAGGCTGTGGCGGAAGAACGCTGCACCAATATGGAACGGTTGATAACTTCTCAACTCCATGAAGGCGGATGGGACGACGCTTATAAGGCTTGCGTTGATGACTTTTCAAAACGCAAAGCTGCGGTAATGAAGGGGCCGCTCCCAAAAAAGATAAAAGCCCTTGCATGGGATGAAGAACGGCAGAGATACAAAATCGTTGACAAGATCGTCCCCGGCTTCTGGCGAGTCAATCCTTTTGACGCTTACCCTTCGCCGAACTCTCTTGAACCGAATGACGGGCCTTTTATCGAACTCGAACATTATGACCCGTTTGACCTTTCAAAATTAATTGGTCAAAATGGATATGATGATGATGCGCTGCATGAAATTCTTCAGCGTTTCCCGAAAGGTCATCATGAAGTCACCGTGATAGATCAGGAACGCCAATGGCTTGAAAATGAGGATGTGAGCAGCGCACAACTCGACGCCTACGGCGGGAAAATTGATTGCATCAACTTTTGGGGAGATGTTCAAGGTAAGATTCTTCGGGCGTGGGGGATGAGCGAGAAAAAAGTTCCTGATGAAGATATGTATTATCCCATTAACGCCAAAATGGTTGATAACGTTGTCTTCCAGGCTCGTTTGAATCCCGATCCGCTTGAACGCAATCCTTATGATTCAGCGTCCTTTGAAAAAAACAATGACAGCATGTGGGGGCGGTCTCCTGCGGAGTTGATGAAGAGTATCGACAACCGATTGAGCGCAACCGTCAGAAACATGATGTACAACATCGCCACTTCTTCCGGGCCGGTTTATGAGATTGACGAGACTCGGCTGGCTCCCGGTGACGATGGAGATGTCTACCCCGGCAAAAAGCTCATGACCACAAACAAGCGGATGATGGAAGGTCCGGCAATGAGGATGTACCAAGCCGACCTCCATGCCGGGGAGTTATTGAACGTCATCGACAGGCTTACCAAGGAAGCCGATGATACAATAGTTCCAGCCTTTGCCAATAATGCCGCCGGTAAAGAACGGACGACTGGGGGGCTTAACATCCGGATGACCGCCGCTGGCCGGAATATGAACATGGCTATCGGTAATTTTGATAGCGGGATCCTCCAAAAGAAAATCAAAAAATTATTCGACTGGAACATGCTGAATGTCGATGATCCGTCTATTAAGGCGTCAACTCGCGTTGTTGCCAGGTCAACCAAGTCTCAGTCGGCGCGTGAACAACTTGCTCAGCGGCAAATGGAGTTTATTGATAGAATTTCTCGTAACGAATTGATGGCAGAAACAGCAGGAAAGAAAGGCATAGCCTATGGCATGGGCGAAGCGGCTAAAGGATTAGGATGGAATGTCAAGCAACTTTTACCTAATCTCGAAGCTATTGAAAAATCACCAAATCCGCCAATAGGCGGGACTCCTCCGGGTGAACAACCTCCGGCGGAACAAGGCAAAACTCTCGACGCTTCAGGTCATCCAGCAGGCGGAGAACAACAGAAGGCTATATGATACGACCTGATAAAAGTTTAAATTTTGCGTTGGCAAGGGCTATTGAGAATGAAGAACTCATAAAGTGGCTCAATGATTCGCTCGAGGACCAACTCCGGACGAATGTAATATTATCAGGAGAAGAGGGGATGAGAGGACAAGGCAAGGCTCAGCTGCTCATGGAAATTATTGAATTTATAGAAGCGGCACCCGAAGTATTGAAGCAAAGAGAACAAAGGGATAGCGGCATCGCACCCATAAAGAGGACAGCTTTATAAGCACCTCAAAACTAAACATGGGAGAGTCTTTAAGACACCCAGGAGGTAACAAATGGCACTCGGAACAGACAGAGATTCAATCAGGAAAGAGGCAGAAGAAGCTGAAGCGGAACTCGAAAAAATCCGGTTGGAAAATGAGCAAAAGGAAGCAGAAAGGTTAGCAAAGGAGAAAGAACCTCTTACGGCAACCAGTATTGAGGACATCTTTTCTTCCAGTGTCGAAACCACTGCTCCTGCAAGCGGCATTGATGTTGGGGACCAAGGAAAAACTGAAACCCCTGCGGCTACTGGCGACGCGGCATTGCTCGCTGAAAATGCACAACTCAAAACCGATCTGCAAAAACTTCAAGCGAGATTTGAGTCCACCTTTGGCAATTTCAACAAGACCGGCATGGCCGAACTTCAAAAGCAACTTGACGAAGTAAAAGCCGAACTTGCAGAAGCGAAAAAGAAACCGGCGGCTCCGGTCCTCCCTGCGATCCCCGAAATCGACCATGCAAAATTGGTGGATGATTACGGTGAGGGGGGCGCGAAGTTATACGAACTCAATCTGTCTCTTCAGCAAAAAATTGATTCTCTTGAATCGACCCTGAACGATGTAACTGGACAAGTGAAAGCTACCAGCGAAAAAGCAGGGCATTTGGAAGCAGGTCAAACAGCGATAGCGACACGAAGCTACTATGCGGCTCTCGATAGTCTCTGCCCTGAATGGCGCAAAATCAACGGCGACGACAAAACGCCTCAAGACCCGAAATATACCGCGTTCTTGGATAAGCCTATCCCTGGAACTGACATGACCTACGACGATGCGATAAAGGCTTACCATGAAAGAGGCAATGCCGTCAAAGTTGCGGAAATATTCAATCTTTTCAAGGCATCTGAAGGTGCGGCTCCGGCGGCATCCGATGGCGGGAAAGATGAACTGATACCCGAACCGGGCAAAACTGGCGGGGGAAGCCCTCCGCCCAAACCAAAAACCGAAAAGCGGACCTATACCAGAGCGGAAATAGACCGATTTGACGCATTGAAGAAAGCCGGGAAACTTAAAGCAACGCCTGCTCAAATTGATGCTGTCGAAAACGATATACAAGACGCAATTTTGGAAGGAAGGGTCCGTGGATAAAGGAGCCTTACGATGAAAAACTCTATTAACTCGAAATGGGGAGTATTCGCCCTAGTTATTTTATGTGCGATTATCGCGCATTTTACAGGCCACAACGCCTTTGCCATGCTTGGCTTTGCTGGTTTGATTGCAGGTGTCCCTGGGGCTGTGGATTATACTCAGCAAACCGGCGATGGGCGTATACCTGAACTTTTTTCCCGAATTTATCGGGATAAATTTTACGATGCAGTGTGCGCCGCAAATGTCACTATCTAACTGTTGGTGAAGATAAATTGGTTCTAAATAACTGGGAGCGAAAGTAACCAGAGGGAAGAGCAAAAACCAAGGAGCAGACAGTAAATGTCAAGGCTTGGCGATAAATACATAGCAGGTTTTTTAGATTCAGATGGGTGTATTACAATGGAGTGGAAAGAAATCAAAAGAAATTTCGAATCTCCTTTAAGAAAAGCCCATGTTGTCTTAAAATTTGCTCAGTTGGAAGAAAAGGATGAAGTGTTATATCGAATCCAAGAAGTTGTCGGCGGTAGGATTAGTACCCGGTTTATGAATGGCAAGTGTTATTGCACACATTTGATACTATCGGGGAAAGATGCTGAAATGACTTTAAGCAGGATTCAGAAGCACCTAGTAGTAAAAAGACATATTGCTGGAATAGCTTTAGAGATGAATGGAAAAGTTATGGATAGAAAAGAAGGGACGGAGTATTTCAAAATGCACCGTAAAATCAAATCTTATCCGTTACCAAATTTCCCTACACGCCAATGGCTTGCGGGATATTTCGATGGAGATGGGTGTTTTTCAGTTCGTCTTCCGAAAGACCGTAATGCTGTACAATTTGCGGCGGAAATATCCGCTTCTGATTATGATTCAGAAGGCGTTGAACTTATCTCTAAAGTTTTTGGTGGTTCAATTAATCAACTTTGTGCGACAAAAAAGAATGTTGTGCATTTTGTGTTGACTTTGCCACCATCTAAAGCCAAGCAATTTGTTGGGTACTTCAATAAGCATCTGATTGTTAAAAAAGAACAGTCAGATTTCATCCTTGGTTGCGCCGATATGGGACATTACCGCGACGGTATCAGCATAAAATCGGCAATGAAGCAACTGAAAGCTCACCCGCACAGACTAAATGAACCAAGGCCAAATGCTTCAGTGTTTCTGAAAGATGTACGTGAAATGTCTGGGAAAGAATTATACAAACCCAGAACAGCGTGCATGATCTGATGGACATATTTGACCAAGCGATAGTCGGACAAAGTGTATGAGATTATTAATCATATTACTGCTTTGTATGAACACCAAATATACCGGCGAGTTGAAAGGTCTCGGCAACCAAGTTACCATCAACACCATCCCGACCGTCAAGATTTATCCTCTTGTCAGGGGCCAGAAACGCCAGTGGCAGGAACTTACCAGTTCGCCGGTAATCATGACCGTCAACCGTGGGACCGTCTTCGACTGCCTGATTCTCGATGCGGACAAAGCGCAAATGTGGGATAAGGACTTCCTCGGTACTCTCTCCAAGGATGCCCGTCAGCAGAATGCGATTTATGTTGACACCCTTTTCCTCTCCACCAACTATGCCTATGCCTCTTCTTCCAATACCGGAACGGCTGCTGGCAAGAAGTCCGGTTCGACCGCAACTGTCGCTGGCCCTGGCTACAACATGGGCGTCAGCGGTACTCCTCGCGGTATCAATAAGGTCAACGGCGTCGATGCAATCCGTGATTGCCAGTCCGTAGGCGACGAGCAAAGCTGGCCGACTGATGATCGGTGGATGATTATTCCGACCTGGTACGAAAACGTCCTAGATATGTCGGATTACAAAGACGAGTCGATGACCGGGATGACCTCGACCTGGGCCGGTGGCAGAATCGGCACATGCGCCAAGTTCAAGTTGTATTCCACGAACCTTTATACCCCGATTGCCGATGGTTCCGGCAAGACCGCATATCCGGTTATCTTCGGCCACATTTCGGCGATCAGTTTCGTGCAGCAACTCGCCAATGTGAAATACTTCCCTGAACTTCAGGAAGTCAACGGCGCCGGTCTTTGCGGCGAGAACATCTTCGACTGGGATGTGACCTACCCCGATGCTCTCGGCGTCCTGTACTGCTACCAGAATCGGTAATAGAAACGAAAAACGAATGGAGGCAATAACATGAAGAACATAAAAGAATTTCTGAAGAGGATTTATCTCTTCCCGCTCAACACCCTTATGGGTGTTACCACAACTGCCGTTGTCGGTACTGCCGCAACTCCTTATCGTGGCATGGGTAAGGTCTTCGTGACCGAGCCGAATACCGTTTCCGTACCGAAAACCGGCATCACCAACGATATTGTCCAGGCCGTACCCTGCCTTGCTGGTTGGCTCGTTGAAGGCGTGGTAGTCCAAATGCTTACCAGAGGCACCGCAACAACCTGCACCCTTTGCATCGGTATTACCGGTGGGACTACCAACGGTTTTGTGACCAACTTCGACGGCACCGCCGCTGGCCCCTTCCTGTCGCCTTTGGCGAATACCTATCCGGCTGCTGGCGGGTATCTTTTCGCCTCGACTGGGACCATCGATGTGTTGCTCCAAACGATCAGTGTTATGACCGTCGGCCCGATAATGAGCATCCAGGCTTATGGCATCGATCTCAACCAGCCGTAATATTCCCTGCGGCTAATGGCCGGGAAAATACGGCATAGACAAGGAGAGTATTATGAGAAATACTGGGAATTTCACAGAGTTGATTGTTGAAGGGACTCTGAACGCCGACGGGGTGACCGTCTGGGAAAAAGATATAAATCTGGACGTTACATTATGCACTGGGTCAGGTGCGCCTCCTTCTGGGAAATCCTATTATCAAATGGGGTGCATCTATGTCAGGCAATCCAATGGGGCATGGTATTACAATACCGGGTCCACTTCAAGCTGCACCTTCACGCTTGTAGGGACGGTCGCCGGTAACAGCATTACCACTGCCATGCTTCAGGCGAATGCCGTAACGAGTGGGAAAATTGACACCAACGTAATCCAGACTGACAAAATTACCATCTCGGCAACCGATATTGTCTCCGGCACAACCATGAAACAACTTGTGGCTGCTCCGGCAAGTGGTAGTTACCTCCAACTTTTAAGCTGCACAATCGCCTATACCTTCGGGACAGCGGCTTATACCGGCGGCGGCAACGTGACTATCGCTTTGGGAACGACCGCAATTACCGGGCTTATTTCTGCGGCCAACAGTTTCGGCAAGGGGTCAAGCGCCGTCATCCAGTTCGTACCTTTGGCAACGGCGGCCATTGACATTTCGGCGTTGACAGCGACAGCCCTCAACATCAACGTAGCTTCAACGGCTTTCACACAACCAGGTACTGCGGCAGGTACGGCGGTAGCTTACGTCACCTACCAGATTCACACCACTACCTAAGTTTGACTTTTGAAGGATAGGCCGGAACTGTTTATTCCGGCCTTGACTTGAACAGCCAAGCAAGATAAGGAGGTTACATCATGCGTTACAAAATGGTAGGAGAGCCATATATATTCACCTATGCCGGTACTGAATCGGGTTCGACCCTCACGGTTTCCGTACCATCGGCAAACAACGGGTGGGTGAAATTGATTGCCGTAAAAACACCGAACTTCACAAATGCTCCGACGGCGATTATCAAAATCAATGATGTCCCGAATGGGCTTACGCCCTTCACTTCTGCCGCTTGCGCGAATAACGCGACAACTTCGATAGGGGATGCCCTCACTTCGGCGGAACTCGGTTCTGTCCCTCTCGGTGAATATCCCTGGACAATAAGTTGCACCCTTTCAGGCACTCCGGGGTCTGCTGCTCAGGTCTTGGTAGTCTGCTATTTCAGTATGTAAGGAGGAATGGAATAATGGCAAAATATCGTTATCTGCAAAGAGTGGTCAAGGATGGTGGGCCGGAAGACACCCGTATTTGGATGTGGACTTCCGAACTGGCGAAAGACCCAAATTTCAGGGAAGTATTCCCCGATCAGCCAGGGAAAAAGCCTGCGCCGCCTGCGGAGAATAAACTTGTGTGGGCGAAGCATACCGGGTTCGGAAAGTTCGATATTATCAAAACGATTCCCGCTGAAGCAGGGGTAGAGGGTTCCGAACCTGTTGACGAAATCATTGAGCATATTGAAGGCAAAGAGGCTGCTATGGCCCGCGTTGCCGAACTCAACGGGGATACTCCCGCCGACGAGCCTGAATTGGAGGATTAATGAAGCCTTCGGAACTGCTACATAGAGTCAGGAAAAGGCTTTTTGATGAAGTGGGGTCAAGACATACTCAATATTGGAGTGATTACGAGTTGCTTGTTGACTACGGTAATGTCGCGCTTGATAAATTCTTTCTCGGCGTTCGTAAATTGATAATTGATTCCAACACTCTAGTTGACCTTGCTGGTCTGCCTCTATGTAGTGTTTCTCTCAGCGCCGGTAAATCAGTCTATCCGATGTCTCCAAAGATCATCGAAATTGATGCCGCTCAGATCACGGTGATAACCGATCCAGTTAACCAAGTAACTTTGGTTAAGCCTATGGCGGTAATGACTGTTGGTGAAATGGACCAGAGATACAGGCTTTGGCGAAGCATCCAGGCCGGAGATCCGCGTGTTATCATAACCGACATGAATAGCGACAGTTTAACCGTATGGCCGACGCCAGAATTGACCGATACCACTCCGGCATTACTGTTGACGCCCACTATATCGTTGACGGTAAGGCGGTTTATGTTGCAACGGTTTGATATGGTTAAAGTCGGCAGTGAATATGTGCCGGACGATAACGTGGCGCTCACTTTCAGGGAAGAGTATCACGAAAATCTGATTCCTGGCATCTTGGCGGAAGCGTACATGAAAGATGACGGGGAGACAAAACGCCTTGACCTGGCTGCGGCTAATGAAAAGAAATTTGAGGCGAAGATTGAAAGTGCAAAAGAGGATTTGACGCATCGAATGCAGGTCAACCGTGGGGTAAAATCAAGATTGGCGTTCAGGTAATGGATGTTCAACTCGAAATAACCGGTTTCGCCGGGATGAACAATTTTGAAGACGCAAAACGCCTGAAAGGGCCGACTGTTTCTTCCAAATCCATGACTGCCGAATGTGCTTCCATCATCAATGCCGATATTGACGACACTATGGCGGCGATTCTCCGGCAGGGGGTGACGCTGCAACATGCGACTACCACGGCTCATAGTCTCGACCCGTCCGGAAGCGGTTATTATGTTGACGGCACTTTCAATATCATCAACCCGGATTATTCCATAACTCCGCTTTATTATTTGCAAAATTCAGTCAACAAGATGTCTTACACCAAAGTCAATTATTTGACGGTATGCTCGAATGGCGTTGACCTTTTCATGGCGCAAGGCCCGGCGATAATGCAATTTACCACGCCGACTGCATTGAACAAGGGGCCGATTAAACCGGCAACCATAGTAAGGCACTATCAGCGGCGACTTTGGTACGCAATCGGGCCGATGCTTTTCTATTCCGACCCTGACAATATCGAACAACGGGATACCAGAGAAAAACCCTTCGTATTCAAAGCGCCTATTGACATGATTCTCCCCCTTGACAACGGGATATATGTTGGTGCCGACAAGATTTACTGGCTGGCCGGGAGAGAACCGCGTCAAATGAGTATCCCCGGTGTTGCTTATGATATGCCCGCCGTTGCCGGTACAGATAGAGTATTCGATGGTTCATTAATCAAGACCGGCGGGAAGTGGGGAGCGTTTGTGGCGACTGACGGCGTATGCCTTTGTTCCGATGGCGGACAGATTACGAATGTCACAATAAGAGAGTTACTTTTCAGCAATGGGAAGTACGGTTCGGCGCTCATAAAAAAAGATGCAGGGGTTAACGGTAACATAAATCAATACATAGCCTGGGTTTAAAAGGAGACAGCCATGCAACAGAGTGACGGATTTTCACAAGCGATAAGCGGATTGACCTCGTACTATCAGAATCTCCAAGGGGGTGTTTTGGATTTATGGTCAGGGACTATCCCGGCAACGGCGAACTTGGCGCAAACCGGAACTTTGCTGGCGACCCTCACCAACAATGGCGGGGCGATGACCTTTGAGACTCAAGCACAATGGTCGATTACCCTTTCAGGGACGACAAGTGGCTCGGTAAATACGATCACTTTGGGGAATATTCCTATTCTTCCCTCGGCGGTCAATTATGCAACGAGTTTTACCAATACTGCCGCCCTTGTCGCCGCCGCGATAAACGCCGCTCAAAATACTCTCGGTATAACAGCGGTTCCATCTGGCGCGATCATCTACCTTTATGCGCCTCATGGGTCAGGGACTTCTCTGAACTCCGTAATCTGCGCGGCTACCGCTACGACTTTGACTGCGACCGTTGCAAGCGCCGGAAGCCCTTCGACGGCAGGTGTGGCGGCGGTCAACGCCTTGACATGGGCTTTCCCGGTTGTGAGTGCCGGGGTAGGCGCGTTAATCAACGGGACGGGAACGTGGTCAACTACTTCGGCCATAGCAACCGGGACGATAGGTTATGGAGTGTTAAGACTGGATTCCGCCGACAACTGGGGCGCGAACAGCACTTATCGCCGGATACTTTTGACTGCCGGGACTTCAGGGACGGATATAATCACTTCGCTCTTGAATACCACTCAGGGGTCTCCACTCAGCGCAAATATTGAGCAACTTTACGTTTATAATTAAGACAAGTTATGAACATACTTACAGGCACAAACCCACGCGGATTCTCGGCAATCATACCCTCTACGATTCTTGAAACGGGAACAAACCCGCGTGGTTTTTCTGCTAATTTAAAAGTTGGCACTCTGATTAAGATTAAAACCGGGACGAATGCAAGAGGTTTTTCCGCTCAATTGTATCCCGGCATCGGTTTTACTTTTAAGACAGGGACAAACCCCCGTAAATTCAGCATGAAGCTGAATGGGGGGTTCCTGATTAAGACAGGAACAAACGCCCGTTCTTTTTCGATGGTGTTGGCCGGGGTTCCTGAACTGGCTTTGAAGACAGGGACAAACCCGCGTAAGGTCCAAATCTTGATGGCCTTGCCGCAAAATGAGGCATCCACCGTATTGGTGTTGAACCTTATGAACAAGTTGCCAAGTTTCTATGAAAATTACAATTTCAATTCAGCATGTCCATTTAATAATGGGTATCTGGCAATAGGTCCGGCGGGGATATACACCCTTAC